GAGGTCTGCGGCGTCGACGATGTGCGGCGCGACCTGATAGCCGAGCGCGTTCATTGCCAGTTCCCACGGGCGGTACAGCTGCCAGTCCAGAAACTCCGGCACGTTCTCGACGACGATCAGGGGCGGTCGGTGGTACTCAGCAGCCGATACGACAGACCACGCAGTAGACCGGCTTGCATCGTGCTGCGGGTTGCCGGCCGCTTTGCCGCGGGCCTTGCTGTGGCCCTGGCAGCAAGGGCTGGCGAGCATCAGGTCGTGCTTGGGCACCAGCGACCAGTCCGCCTGGTGCAGGTCTTGGCACAGGTGTTGCGCCTCGGGGTGGTTGCGGCTGTGCCACTCGACAGCCTCTGGCCAGTGGTTTGCGGCCCAGACGACATTGCAGCCAGCAAGCTCCGCGCCGGTGCTGAAACCGCCAGCACCGGCGAATAGATCGATACAGTCCATTGGTTACCTCGGGGAAGGGCGGTTAGGATGCGTAGCTGCGGTCGGCGACGAGAATCACAACAGACACGGAAGCCCCGGCAAATTGATTGTCGTAAGGCCCGTACCATTGGCACTGGAGGTCTGGCAGCGGGTCTTTGTTCTTGGCGCCAGAGGGCAAGATAGCAACCAGCCTGCCTCCGCGCCGCAGCATAGATGCAGCGTGCTCCAGGTGGGCCAGCCAGCGCCCCTGATCGAATGGCGGATTCATTACGATTCGATCGAAGCCGGTGGGTGCATGCCACTTGAGAAAGTCCGTAGCCAGCGGCTTAAAGCCTTTGGCTTCCAGAATCTTGCAGTGCAGCGGGCTGACCTCGACACAGCAAAGCGAGTGCGCCCCGTGAATCAGCTCGGCCAGGTTGCCTGTGCCTGCCGATGGCTCCAGACAGTCGTCCTCCGGGCCTATGCCTGCCAGATCAACTGCGCGCTCTGCCAGAGCTGCTGGCGTAGGGTAAAACTGGTGGCTTTTGTGGTCAGGAATGCAGCCGCTGACAACAATCTCGTTGATAACCTGCCTCGGCTCGTAATCGAATCGCCAAAACGAAACATTACCTTCCTTGTCTGGCACGCCGCCGATGGCTTCCAGCACCTTCTCGGCTTCGGCCAGAGCGTGCTTATCGTGGTCTCCGTGCCCGAATTGAAGCGTGTTTGGTATATCGGCAAACCGAGACTGTTGGAAGTTGGGGTTTTCGCGTTGGCGAACGGCTGGCTTCATTCCGGACAGCAGACCGATGACCGAGAAGGGCAAAGGCCGCTCCATCAACTCAAAATCTTTGATCTTGCGCTGACGCTTTGGCCGGGTCCGGTTCTTTTCGGGTATGGCTGCTGGATAGATGCTCGCCAGTACCCCATTCAGCCGCCAAGCTATATCAGGGTGAACCTCAAGGTGAGCGGTGCCCACGCCGTTGTATATGCGCATGCGCAGCGCCCCGCCGTCGATGGTGTGCCACTGGCCGTTCGGGTATCGGCAGCGGCTGATGGTGTCGCCGGTGACATAGTATTTCGGCTCTTCTCGCCCCATGAACTTGGCGATCACACAACGGAGGTCGTTGATAACCCCCGCAGTATCATGGTCTACCGTGTCGTAATGGGTGATTGCCCGGTTCAAAATCATTCGCTTGTTGAACCCTTCCGGGCAGTTGGTTACGTGCGTCTTGCTCAATGACCGAAAGATGCCGTCGATACGCTCAGCAAAGAATTGCGACCGGCTGTGCAGCAAGTGTGAAAGCGTGGATCGGACCGTTTCCTCCTCGAAATCAGGCAGTGGCGGCTGCTCTTTTTCGCCAGTGCGGGAGTTGGCTTTGATGCCCAGCGGGTTGCGGATCTGCTCGTCCCACTCTGTGCGCCGCGCCTGTGGCATGTAGTCCAGCACGTCGGTCATGTGCAGCGCCTTGTTCCAGTACATGCCGTTCAGGTGACCGATAGCGCCGGCCAGATCGAAGAGGTTGCCGATATGATGCGGAATGACGTTGCGGTCATCGCGCAAATTGCCGTTGATGAAGTGCGTCAGCGCACCGGCGTGCTCTTCCTTCTCAACTGCTGCGGCCAACGCCTCGATACGCTCACGCATGCCGCGATACTCACCAACCAGGCTATCCACCAGATCGGATGAAACAGGCGCAAAGAATTGCGCCACGTCGTCGACAAACTCGCCGACATGGGTAACTGCATTCATGATTTGCCTCTGGCCGGACGGCCGTTAATGCGTGCTGGCGCTCCAGCCTGCGCTGGTCACTTGGTTTCCCGCGTCAGCAATCAGGCTATCTATGAGCGCACCGACGATGGGGACAAGGGTGTGCACTGTCTCGCCGCGAACAACGGCGCTGTGCGTTTGCTTGATGCCGGACGGCAGTACCAGCCACGCTTTGACGCGCCACTTTGTCGGCTTGCTGGGCGGCGTACCCTTGGCGAGCGTGTTGCGGCTTACGCCATCAACGCAGGTGCATGTGACGATGCAGGCCATCAGCGCACCCCGAACTTAATCTCATACTTCAGAGCCCAGTGCTTGGCAGTGCCGTGTGGTACGCCAAGCCACTTGGCCGCATCTGCGGTTGTAGCGCCCTCTGCTGCACAGCGCCTCAACTCGGTCAGCTGCTCGGCTGATGGCCCGCCGCGCCGACCTCTGCCGACCTCGATATCAATGCCGTGCTCGCCTGCAGCTTTTACGACCATGCCTCGTGAGCACCCGAGTTTTTCGGCGATATCGTTCGCGGACATCAAGCCAGCCAGTGGCCGGATCTTCTCGGCCAGCTTCGCCCTAGCCGCCCGGTTCTTCGCGGTCTTGGCCGCGACGGCAGCGGCCATCGAAACGTGCAGGCCGTCGCCGGACTTCACGAACTCCGGCTTGGCTGGCTTCTGTGCTGGCGCTGGCTCTGGCTTCTCGCCGCGCTCAAAGGCTTCGCGGGCCTTGTCGATCATGGCCTGGGCTTTGATAAGGCGGTCTGGAATGGATTGTTGGAGTCCCATATTCGTCTCCATGCCCTTGCGGGGCGGGTGAGGGGGTTAAGCGGCTTTATCGCGCAGGCGGGCTTCGTACTCGTCGACCAGCAGCTTGAACTTCCACAGATCGGCTTCAAGCTCTTCGATGTACTCTTCGTCGCGCTCGTATTCGCCAAGCCACAGCTCGCGGCCAACAGACTTGAGGGCAGGGCAGTACATACCGATGTGAGCCCACTTGCGCCCGGTGATCCACAGGACGCCTTGTACCTGGTCTTTGATGCTGTCGGCGTCGCGGTCGATGTGGAAAGCGCGCAACTTCTCGGGGGCAAGGAAGCACTTGTACTCACTCACCCCGTCGTCACCGATAAAGCCGTCAGCGCTGGCCCCAAACACGCCGTCATCGGTTTTGACGATGCCGACCTGCTGGACGATCAGACCAGTCCTGATTTCGTGTGCCATGCGGGCGTCAGGCTCAAGTTCGTGTCCGCGGCGCATCTGCCAAGTCTCGAAGCCGCCGTCCAGCGGTTCGCCGCCGATGCGCTCGACGGCCAGGCGAAAGGCATAGTCGAGCGCCTTGGCAGTTGGCTGGCCTTTGTTTGGGCCCGATTTAAGGGTGGCGCGCGCGTCGGCGAACATGCTGGCCGTGATACAGCCTGCGCGTTCCTTGTGCCATTGGTCAGAGCCCTGTGGGCATTGGATAGCAAGCATGGTTCACCTCACTCGAAAGGAACGTCGTCATCGTCGAACGTGGATTTCTGTTCCGGGGCAGGCTGCTGCTCCTTCTTGAGCGCCTCGCCTCGCGCACCGACCGCAGCCTTGAAGGCGTTGTAGGCTGTCATATCTTTAACCGCCTGGATCTCCTTGACGCCTGCCTGCCAAATCTCGGTCAGCGCATCGGCGTTGGTTGCGCCGGTCGCCATCTTCACCCACTTGGCGGTCAGCTCCGGATCGGTTGCAGGCTGTCCCGCTTCCTCGGTGCGCAGCTCTTCGGGAATGTCCTCGATGTCCTGGGTGAAGATGTCCGAGGCAGCGGTGACGTTGAGGGTCATGGCGATCATCGCGCGCTTGCAGGCCATCTTCAGGATGGTGTTCGCAAGGTCGGCAGGCT